TGGATGAAGGAAACAAAACAATCTATATTGTGGATGAACTATACCAGAAGGGTTTGCTAAATGATGAATTAGCCGCGCGTATTCAGTATATGGGATATGGGAAGGAAGTCATAATAGCCGATAGCGCCGAACAGAAAAGCATAGAAGAAATACGGCGCGCAGGGGTTCCGCGCATTAAGCCAGCAGAAAAAAAGCCAGGTAGCGTTTTACAAGGGATACAGAAACTTCAACAATATAAACTGCTGGTTTCTGAAAAATGCCCTAACCTGCTGATAGAACTTCAAAACTATTCTTGGTTGAAGGATAAGAGCGGCGAATATATCAATAAACCGCAAGACGCATATAATCATTGTTGCGATGCTTTGCGCTATGCGCTTCAATGTTTGGATAACCAACAGCGATTAAGAACGGTTTCTAAAAGCGCTTTGGGTTTATAATGGAGTGAAACAAAACAATGTATAGATTACCTATTGACAGCATACTAACGCCGCAAATGATTGAAAAGTATATTGAGAATAATAAATATGAAGAACGGCGCAAGTAGAAATTACATGATTACTATATTGGGAAACATGCTATTTGCGGTAGGATTAACAGCGATGCGGCAAAGCCAAATAACAAAGTAGTTAATCCGTATGCCAATTATATAACCGACATAATGACGGGTTATTTTATGGGGGAACCGATTGTATATAGTTCCCCTGACGCTGAATTACTGGATGAAATCAACATTCTATATAATTATAATGATGAAGCAAGTGAAAATAGCACATTAGCAAAAGACGCTTCAATTTATGGTTGCGCCTACGAACAAATCTATATTGATGCGGATGGAAACACGCGCTTTCAGAAGATAGACGCAATTAACGCTATTCCTATCTTTGATGATACCATAGAAGCAGATTTATTATACTTCATCCGCTACTATACCGATGAAGATATATTAACAGGTAATACTACTGAATATGTGGAAGTATTCAGCCGCACATATCACCAGTTATTTAAGCGCACAGTTTCAAGCATTGAATTAGTAAGTGAAGAAACGCATAATTTCCATATGGTTCCTATTGTTATCTATAATAACAATGAAGAATGTATTGGTGATTTTGAACCAGTAATTTCCCTGATTGATGCTTATGATAAAATCCAAAGTGATAGCGTTAATGATATGGAATATTTTGCGGATGCCTATTTAGCGCTATATGGAATGGGTGGAACCGAACCAGAAGATATTGCGGCGATGAAGGAACAGCGCGTTCTTCTATTGGGCGCGGATAGCAAAGCCGAATGGTTAATAAAACAGATGAATGATACCTATGTGGAGAACCTGAAAAACAGGTTGGAACAGAGTATTCATAAATTTTCGGCCTGCCCTTCAATGACAGACAAGGACTTTGCCGCAAATGCTTCTGGTGTTGCGATGAAGTATAAACTAATGGGACTTGAAAATAAGACAAGCAAGAAAGAACGTGAGTTTAAGAAAGGATTACAGCGTAGGTTAGAGATTATATGTAATGTGCTTGCTATTACTGGAACGGCATATGATTATATGGCGATTGAGATACACTTTAAGCGCAATGTTCCATCTAACATTACTGAAATGGCAGATGTTCTAAATAAGATAGGGCACTTACTTTCTAATGAAACACAGATTGGATTATTACCTATTGACGTTGATGCCGCAACAGAGCGGGAACGTATAGAGAATGAAAACAACGCTGGTTATAATAACTATGATATTCAACAGGTGAATGATGATGGACTATTGGAGACAGAGAGCGATTAACAACCAGAATAAAGCGGAACGTTTAAGTGGTTCATACATTCAGCGGCAAGCCGCCTACTATAAAAAGGCACATAAGCGCATAGAACAGCGGTTAGACAGCCTGTTAGCGGATATGGGCGCGGGTGTTATTCCATCCAGAACCGAACTATGGAGAATGGTTAAATACACTAATCTAAAACAAGAAATAGAAAAGCAAACCAAAATCATAGGGCGCTTACAGATGGAAGATATAGATGAAATAGCCAATAGGGTATATGAAGAAACGGTTGGTTTGTCTTTGCGCGATTTTCGCGGCGATGGTAAGTTTAATACTACTTCTGCCGAACAGACCAAACAAATCTTAAACGCCGCATTTGAAGATGTTTCCTATTCTCAAAAAGTGTGGGGCGGTACAACGGTAGGCGCGCGCATTACCAGTAATAGCGAAGTATTAGCGCAACGCATTAACAAAGATTTGGTTGATATGATTTGTTTAGGGAAAAATCCAGACAGCATTAAACAAGCGCTTTCTATTGACTTTGAAACCGCCTATCATAACGCGGACAGGCTGATTAGAACAGAAGCAAACCATATATACAACGCTGCCGCAAAAGATAGTTATAAGGCGGCTGGTATCCAGCGCGTTGAATTCTTCCCTGAACCTGATTGTTGTGAGGACTGCGCCGAATATAAAGGTATTTATGATATAGACAATGTTCCACTATTGCCTATTCATCCTAATTGTAGATGCTGTTATATTCCAATAGTGGAATTGAATAGTGATGAGGGGTATTAAAACAACTCATAATATAGGGGCGGTAAAGCCGCAACTAACGATAATAGGAGAATGATATTATATGGAAGATATGAATACTACCAATGTTGAACTTCAAAATCAGGAAGGGCAACAGGAAGAAGTAAAGACTTATACGCAAGAAGAAGTCAATGAATTATTACAACGTGAAGCAGATAGGCGCGTAAGTTCTGCCCTATCAAAGCAAAAGGCTAAATACGAAAAAGAATTATCTTTGAGTAAGTTAGATGAACAGGCGCGCGGCGTAGCGGAAAAGGATATGCGTATTCAGGAATTGGAGAACCAATTAAAGGAATATACCCTACTTCAAAATAAGAATGAAGTAATGAAGGTATTGAATGCGCGCGGCCTTAATACTGCCTTTGCTGATTTAATTGAAATTGGTGAGGACGTAAAAGAAGCACAAAGCCGCATTGATACGCTTGATAAACTATTCAAAGAAGCCGTTGCCGCGGAAGTAAAGAAACGTCTGGCAACGGGAACGCCCAAAGTTGGAACAGGCACAATAACCGAAGAAATGACACCAGAAAAGTTTAAGAAACTGACTTTGGCGCAAAGAAGTGAATTATATCAAAACAACCCTGAATTATATAAGAGGTTGAATAAATAATAGGAGTGAAACTTATTATGGCTAATACTGTTTATAATAATGCTGTAATTGCTGGTTTAGCAAAGGATATTCTAACTACTACTGTAAATGCGCGTTCTCTAATGACTATTGATACCGATTTAGCCGAAAACGCTGGTATGAAGAAAACCATTAACACCTATGTTTATAGTGGTGTAGCAGAAGAATTAGCCGCTGGTGTAGGCAATACTGCCGCAAATCGCGGTTCTATTTCCTATACTGGTAAGGATTATACCGTAAAGTTAGTTCAATAGGCTTTTGACTATACCGATGAAGATGTTATGAAAGACCCACAAATCGTAGATATGCTAACAAAGGGCGCTACACAGGTAATGGCTAACAAACTAACTTCTGATTTCTATACCGCCGTTGCCGCTTCTGCTGCCCTTGCTACTGGTGGCATTGGCACTACCACCTTTGCGCATGGTTCTTCTATTTCCTATGATGCGGTAGTTGATGCTATTGCTGATATGAACATTGAGGATGAAAGCGGCTTATTCCTACTTGTTTCCCCTGAATGGAAGGGCGATATTCGCAAGGATGAAGATTATAAAGCCGCGCAGATGGGTGAAGTTGTTTATAATGGGCAAGTTGGCACTATCGCGGGTATTCCCGTTATTGCTACCAAAGCCCTTGCTTCTGCTAATGCCGCTTATCTTATGACCAAAGAAGCCACTACCCTATTCCTTAAAAAGGATGTTGAAGTAGAACAGGAACGCGATGCTGACAAGCGCGTAAATAGTGTATATCTACGAACAGCTTATATTGTCGCTATTACCGATGCTACCAAAGCGCGCAAGATTGCCGAAGCCGCTGCTTAATTTTCTATGGGTAGGGGTTTATTCCCTACCCTTCTATTTTGATTTAAGGCGGTGAAAGTATGATTGAGATATTACAAGCGCTGATAGGGCGAACGGATAAGGATACAATACTAAACTATCTAATCAATCAGGCGCGCGCAGATTTCAAAGCCTACTGTAATAGGAATGATATTCCAGAAGGAACAGATGATATTATCGTTCAAATGGTTTTGGTTAAATACAACCGATTAGGGGCGGAAGGGTTAGTAAGTGAAGGATTTAGTGGAATGAATAATTCTTATGTTGATGGTTATCCTGCTGATATACTTGC